AACCAGCGCTGGTGCCGTTGCGGCCGCGTACCACAGTGAGCGTCTGGTTCTCGCCGGTGGCCACCACCTCGAGGTACTCGCTGCCAATGCGCAGCAAAGCGCCCGGTGAAAAGCGTGGCGCAGCGCCCCACAGGTCGATGCCCTCCACTTCGTTCACCGTGAGGGTGGCGGCGCTATCGCTCAGCGGGTTGTCTTCCACCTCGTCGGTGCTGTCCTCGAAGGCGCCGGCGCGGTCGTCGTGCCAGCCCCACACGGCGGTGATGCGGATGGCCTTCTGGCCGGTGGGCCAGGTGACCTGGTCGCCGTTGATGTCCAGCCGGATGCGGTTGTAGCTGCCCCGCGGGCCGTAATCGTTGCCGCCCATCAGCATGTAATCGCTGGCGTCCAGCGCGGTGTAGGTCAGGCCGTTGTCGTCGCTGATCGCCACCTCAGACACGGAAATCAGATCGCCGGGCCAGAGGTCCTGGCCGCCGCCGCCGGGGAAGTAGCGGATCTCGCTCACCGGGTAGAAGACCCGTTCGCAGTAGTCGTCAATCCAGCGGCTGATGGCGTGCGCCAAGCGCAGGAAGGCCTGGTCGTAGGTGGTGTTGGTGGAGCGCAGGGCGTCCGGGGCGTTGTTGCGCAGGTCCGCCAGGGTGATGTAGAGATTAGGCATGGACGCCTTCCAGGAGCCCGAATTCGGCGGCCAGCGCCCGCAGGTCGTCATCGAGGACGTTGCCCATGTGCTGGGTGAGGCGCTGGGGGGTGGTCAGGCGCAGGTACCCGGCTTCGTCAATCGATTCGTCAAACGCACGTTCGTGGCTGGTGCCCTCATCGTTCCACTTCGTCAGTGGGGCAATCCGGCCGGCAACCGCCAGAAACTGGCAGTGGTGCGCCTGGGCGTAGGCCTGCTGGCCATCGACGGTGATGCGCACCTCGTCGGTGTTAATTATTTCTTGCGTCAGTTGGGGCAGCCCCACAGAGAGGCAGTACTCCCGGTGCCATTCTTTCGGCATGAAGTTGCCGACTTCCACCTCGCCGTGCTGGCGGGCCCAGGCGATGGTGTTGCGGGTCCCCCAGCGGAACATCGCCCGCGTCGGGTAGCCGGACACCGCGCCCACGTTGGCGAAGGCAGTCAGCAACTCTTCCTGTGCCGTCCACCAGCCAGGGTGGTAGAGCATGTCATCGTCGGCCATGCCGAGGAGAGTGTCTGGTGGAACCATGTGAAATATGGACGCCCGTGCCGAAGATTTGCCGACGTTGGGCGAGAGGATGAGGGTCTCGGGGCGAAAGTCGTGCACCAGCCAATCGGTGAGGGCCGGGCAGCTGCCGTTGTCCCACACCAGCACCGGAACCTCGCAACCGGCGTTGGCGCGCAAACTGCGCAGGCTGAGCTGCACGACTTCGAGGCGTTCGCTGTGGTAGCCGCGCTCGTCGGGCAGGTGGGTGATGACGGCTGCCACACGGTTGGGGGCCTGCGGCAGTTTCTGGTGGCGCAGGGGGTTAGATCCAATTCTCATCGTCCGCGCCTCCCTTCATGCGATACATGTCCGTCACCGCGTTGCGGAAACCGGGCGGATTCGTCGCAAAGACGATGCCGTGCTCGGCGATGCGTTGCAAGGCCGCCCGGGCGTCTGTGTATTCCGGCCGGTTGCTGTTGTCAAGGACCACGATGCCGCCTGGTCGCACCAGTTGGCCGGCAACCGCACACCACGCCGGCCGTTCGTCCCGCGCACCGTCGATCAGCATCAGGTCAAACGTTCCCGGCATCTCGGCAACCAGTGTTTCGGGTGTACCGTTGTAAAAGCGCACCACGTCGCCATCCACCTGCGATTCCGTCACCTGTTGCCAGGCGGGGTCACGCTCCACCGACACCACGTGCTGGGCGCGTTTGGCAAACCAGCGGGTGGAGCCGCCACTGCCGTGCTCCAGCACGGTCCAGTGCGGTTGGATGAGCGCATCCAGGTACAACACGATGGCCGGATGCAGCCAGGGCACGTCCCGCGTGCCGGGTGCGCCAGGAAGCCACCACGCCTCAGACATGGGCGGCCTCCAATAAGTTGGCAGGCAAACCGGTCACGGCCGCCAGGGCACGGGCGCCGCCGGCCGCCTGCAGGCGGGAATCGATGGCCATCATGCACTGCACGCTCTCCTCGTAGATGCCGAGCATGGCGCCGGCGTCGTAGGCGTGCTGCGTGTGGGCTTCGAACAGCGCTTCGAACTGCACCCGGGCGTCGTCCTTGCCAGTCAGACGCCAGACGTTCCAGAGGTATTCCGCTTTGCCGGCCTGGTGGTGCATCAGCGCCTTAAGGCGTTCGGCCTCGCCCATCGCTTTGGCGGCGGTGAGCTCGCAGGCGTTGCGATCGACGATGTACTCGAGGCCGGTGAGCTCGCGGTGCTTGATCATCGTTTCCAGGAAACCGTCCGCCTGGCCGAGCGCCCCAGCGGCCTGGCCGGCGGTGGCGGCGATGGCTTCGCATTCATTCACCAGCTGCGCGACGCGGTCGTAGTCCTGACCCTGAAGCTCGAGGGCCATCGCCTTGCGCAGCTGTAGGTTTTGCTTGTCATAGTGGTTGAAGGTGGTCCGCAGGACCTTGGCACGCTCAGCCATGTAGGCTTCGTCCAGCGGAGCGATCTCGCCGTCGTAGCCATAGCGCAGTTTGGTCCAGTGGCCGTGGCCGGAGAAGAGCTTAACCGTCACCCCCCGGCCGGCGGCGATGCCCAGCCAGAACTGAAAGCACGGCATTTGGAATTCGAACTCGGTGCCGCTGCCCATCTCCACGCAGTAAATCTCGATGCGCTGCTTGCCCTTCAGGATGGCCAGGGCGATGGCGTAGACGAAGGTGGAGGTGAAGTAGCGCACCGGCCGCTCGCTCTTGCCTGTGACCAGAAGGACGTTGGCCAGCAGGGTGTCTTCCACCTCTTCGATGGGGTAGCGCACCGAGCTTGGCACATCCGGGTCCACGTCCTGCATGTAGACCGGGTAGTCGTGCTCCTGCTGCAGCCAGGCCCAGTGGCCCTTGTCGTTGGGGTTGTGCTCGCTGCGGTAGATGGCCGGGACGTGCATCTGGAAGACGGCGTCGACCCGCTGCGGCCAGGGCGGGTCCAACCGAACGGCTTTTACGCCCTGCAACAGGTCAACGGAATTGAGCGCCTGGCCGTTCGGCCCGATTTCGGTCATGCGGCTGGCGGCCTCATTGAGCACCCAGATTTCCTTGGTCTTATCGCCCCAGGGAACCAGGTGCCGGGTGTCAGGGTGGGAACCTACAATGCAGACGGTGTTCATCGGATTTTTTGCGACCTCTGTCAAGTGGTGAAAGGGAGGGGCGACCCTGCACCCCTCCCTACGTCAGGTTAGGACGAGCTGATCGGCGTCAGGCCCGGGTAGACCGGTTCCAGGAACGCATCGGCGTTGACCAGCAGCGCCGACATGCTCGAGGAGCCCGGTACCAGCCGGACACGCACGAACTTGCCACCGGTGAGGGCGGCCGCCACGTCGGCGGGATCGACCTCGATCAGGAAGCTGGTGTTGTCCTGGCTGGCGTTGATGCTGATGCCAGTGGCGGCGCCATCAGAGACGGCGCCCCAGGCATCGGTGCCCACGGCCGAAGACTGGCGGTACTTGAACGCCACGCCGGCTTCCGTGCCGGAGTCAGCATTCTCGGTCGAGGCTTCGACGACCAGCACCAGGCTGTCGCCGGCCACGTTGCCGAACTTCACCAGGAGGGTCAGCCAGTGGGCGAGGGACACGTCGACAAACGGCGTCGACAGGGTGACCTCGGTGGTGTCCTGCGGCGAGAGCAGCGGGACGACCTGAAGTTTTTCTCCAAAGCGGATCATGGGAGTCTCCTTATCTGTCAGCCAGCCCGGGTTAGGAGCTGGTGCTCAGCACAACATAGGGCGAGCGGGCGGAAGCGCCGCTCTTCGGGGTGAGGCCGGACTTCCAGAACGGCGCACCGTCCGACCGCGCAATGAAGCGGAAGGCGGTTTCGTCGGTCAGGAACTGGACGTGGATCGAGGAGGCTACTTTCACCCCGTCACCCTTCTTGATGGCCTTGTACTGCTTGAGGTCCACCAGCATCAGGTCACCGGTGGTGCCCAGCGCTGCGGCATACTCCACCTCGATCACCGGCCGGCCAAACAGGCGGGCGTACTGCGAGTCCGCCAGGCCGCCGGGCGGCTGGTACACCGGCTGATCGCCGATGGTCATCACCGCCAGTTGCGGGTGCACGTCCTGCTCGGCCAGCCAGACGTACTGCGAGCCGCCGCCTGCCCAGCGCCGTGCCCACATCGCCAGCACATCGGCGGCGATGATGGCGTTGGCGTTGGTGCGGGTCACGACCTGGGTGGCCGGGTGGCCCATGATGCCCTTGTTGCCGGCGCCAGCGGGCGCACCGTTGTAGATGTCGTCTTCCATCATGAAGACCAACTCGGTGGGCACGTTGTTGTTCAGCCAGCTTTCGAGCGCCACGGTGTCTTCCAGCTGCTCGTCGGTGGCGTAGCACAGCGCGGCATACTTCTTCAGCTTCAGCTCGAGCTGGTCGAACTTCGGCCGGGAGGCCGTCAGGGTGCCGCCTTCTTTCACGCGGTAGCCCTGCACGCCGCCCATGCGCGAGCCATTGGCCCGGCTGGTCTCGTCGACACGATTCCAGGTCATGCCGTTGCTGTTGGGGCCGATGGTCTCCATGTCGACGCGCTGGAGGATCTGGCCGACCTCGTACATGCGCTGCTCGATGGTGTTGTTCGCTTGCGAACGCACCAGGAAGCCGCCGGCGTCCGGCTGCGACTCGTTGAGGCCGAGGCCGGCCTTGCGCGAGAGCAGGCGAACGTCCATGTTCGCCGGGTTGAGGGCGGCGTGCTTGACCGCCATGAAGAACTGGCCGTCGGACTCGAAGTCCTTATCGGCCTCGTCTTCAACCACCTCGACGTTGTTGCCCGGGTTGCCCTTGGCGGGTGCAGATGCGGCGAAGGCCTTCACGGCCGTTTCGGCCGCTTCCTTGGCCATTGCCTTGGCGGTCTCCACGGAGACCAGGGTGACCTCGGGCGGGTCATTCTCGAACTCGGTGCCGCGCAGGGCGAGCGCCTTCTGTTCGGAGGTGAGCTCTTCGACCTTCAGACCCATCGTCTTGGCGAAGTTCTCGAGGATCTCTTTCTTGTTCATGGGATTGCTCCTCTTCGGTTGGGTGGCGGAGGGTCCGCCTGTTCGGGGTTGCACCGCACGCCCTTTGGCCTTGACTGCCGGCGCCGCAGCGCCCTCTGGCTGTCCTTCGGCGGCGGGGGCCGCGTGAGCAAGTGATTTGAGCGCCGTGACCACGTTGGCAGTCATCATGCGCGGTTCAGCCGGCATCACCGTGAGAGTGTCACGGCGCAGCGGCCACTTCGTGATTTCCCCCGTCTCCAGGGCCACGGTCTTGCCCGGGATGGCTTCGCTGGAGGTGCCGATCAGGCCGGCCTCGATAAGGCTCTCCAGCGCCTGGATGTACTTGTTGCGGCGGTTGAGCACGCGCTCCACCCACAGCCCGACCTCGTCGAGCACCGCTGACTTCCAATCCACGACCCCCAGTACCTCGTCGGCGTCCGGGCCGGTCTTGTCCAGCGCCTTGCCGATGCCGTGCTCCCAGTCCACGTAGAGCACACCGGCGGCGGTGTACGAACTGGAGAAGTCGGTGTTTTTGGTGAAGAACTCACCCAGGCTGCCGTCCGGGTTGGGACCCGAGCGCAGGAATTCGAGATCACGCTGGTCGTCGTCGCCCCACAGCGCCAGGTAGTTGCCGACGCGCAGGGAGTCGTCGTTGGCGCCCAGGCTCTTGAGCGGATTGCGGCCGGCTTCCAATACCTGCAGTTGAATGGACTTGGCCACCCACTCGGTCTGGCGCTCGACCTCTTCCCACTCCACCGGCGGGGCGAAGACGATGTTGCCGCCCTCGTTGCGGCTGTAGGTCACCCGGAAGTACTTGCCGCCCTTTTCGATGACCAGGTGATCGGCAAAGGTCTCCATCACCCAGGTGTCATCCATCGACACCAGGTCTGGGCTGAGCGGGTGGGCGGCCCGCCAGGCCTGGCGCACCTCTTCCAGTTGCTGGTCGAGACTGGCGGCCTTGTTGGCGGTCGAACGATTGATTTTCTTGGACATGGCGTCTCCGGTAACAAAAAGAGCGGCGACTGATGAACACAGGCACCCGCGTGTTGCGGGGCATCTGTGCCTCAGTCGCCGCTCTGTTCTCTAGGGCCGGGTCCGTACCCGACCCCAACAAAAGTAGCTCTGTCTAGGCGTGCCGCACATCGTGCTGGCGGCTATGCAATTGGTCTTGCAGGATTTATGCTACATGCAATCGAAATTGTTGTCAAGCCCCTACAGGATAACGATGGCCGTCCAGCAGCGCTCGCGGGGGTGGGCGGGGTAGCTGGTCGTCCAGCCCTGGCTGCGCAGTCGCAGGTGGTTGGGCCGGCAGACATTGCACACGCCGCCATCGTCCAGGGTGAACCACAGGCGGTCGGTGAGGATGCCCTGACGATTGAGTGCGTCCTCGTAGATGTCCAGGCCGCGGTCCCAGCCGCGGGCTGTCTCGGTGATGGCGATGTTCGTCGCCCGCACCGGCCCGAAGCGGCTTTCCAGTGATTTGACCAGCCCGTCGAAGTCCAGCTGGCCGTTGAAGTACTGCTGCAGTTTCTCCTGGAGTGCCGCCTGGTCCTTGGCGACGATATCCCGCACCAGGCTGAAGCTGTACGTGCCGGCCCAGTTCGAGGCCTCGCTCAATACCTCGTCCCAGTCCACGCCCACACCCAGGCGCAGCATGGCGGCTTCGGCGCCGGTCTCGGCGGTCTCACGCAGTGAAAGCACCAGCAGCGCCAGCAGCGCCGCCAGCCACGGCTCCCAGAAGGTGTCGCCTGGGTCCTGGGGGTTGTCCCGGTCCAGCCGGCTGATCAGGTCGAGGTACTGCTCCTCGAGGCTGATGCCCAGCAGTTCGGCCAGGCTGAGCTCGCGCTCGTCCTTCGCCTTGCCGTCCGGGTCGATGTCGCCGGTCAGGCTGACGCGGTCGCTCACGGGTAGCTCTCCCAGCCTCCCAGGGCGGCATACACCCGGGCCGGCTCGGCGCCCTTCTCCAGCGCCCCTTTCACCGCTCCTACCAGGGCAGCGTCAAAGTGGCCCGATTCCAGCAGCTGCCGGCCGCCAACGAAGACCGCCTTGATGGCCTCCTTGTCGACGGCCCGACTCAGGCCGATGCGCACCAGGTCGGCGAACTCCGCCGGCAGGCGCTCCGCAACGAACTCCGCCGCCGACTTGGCCCCGCCCAACCGGGCAGCGTTGCGCTGCCACTGCCCCAGTTCCTTGAGTGCATCCTCCAGCTGGGCCTTGGCGTTCGGGTCCATCTTCGGCCGGGGCGCACGCTCCGGCTCCTTCGCGTTATTCCCCTGTGCCGGGTCGCCGAAGCGTTCGAAGCGCTCCTGGGCAAGCTCCGCCTGGCGGGCCTTCTCCTCGCGGATGGCGGCCAGGGCCAGCTTGTCGTCATCGGACAGCTCGTAGCCCAGGACGTGCATCGAGAACTCGGCAGCTTCCGGGCTGGCGGCGATGGCAGTGACCATGTTGTAGAGCGCAAACGAGCGCTCCTTCTCGTCCTCCTGGTAGACGTCAATGCCGCCCTCATTGACCTCGATCTGGTAACCGTTGGGGCCGAAGACCTGCTCATTGAAGGCGTCGAAGATCTCCCGCGTCTCGGGGATGATGGTCTCGGTGTAGAAGCGGATGTCATCCTGCTGCACCACCCCACCACCGCCCAGGCCGCCGGCATCGTTGCTGAAGAGCTTGCTCTGCGGGATACCCAGCGCCTGGCTGATGTCTTCCCGCTTCTTGTCGGTGAGATCGCTGTCTTCCAGGCCTTCCAAGCCCTCGCCGATGGTGACGACCTGCACCTGGTCGGCGTTGAAGACCTTTTGCTGGAAGGCGTTGGCAATGCCTCGGTAGAACTTGTTCCACCAGGCTTCAAACTTGTCCCGCTCGTCCTTCTTGGTCTTGTCGCCCACCAGCAGCAGGGTGGCCTTGATGGCGCCGCGCCCGAAGAAGCCGGTGGCGAACAGGTCCACATTGAACAGCACGCCGGCCGCCGAGAGCGCCGCTCGCACCGGGTAGTTGGCCGGCGGGCCGATCTCGCTGTAGGGGTCAGCCAGCCAGAAGTAAGCGATCTCCTCGAGCTTGAATTCCTTCTCGACGACGGTGCTGCCAGGGCCGGTCATCCTGCGATTCCAGGCGCGCAGGTCACCCACCTTCGGCCCCTCCTTGAAGTAGAGCGGGTCCACCGACAGCGGGTTGAGGTACTTCAGCGACTTGGTTACGTCGTACTTGTTGGCGTTGTTGAACACGTAGGCCCGGCCGGTGAGCATCCGGGCGGCCGCGATCAGGTACAGCAGTCGCTTCGGGTTGGGCAGGAACCCGACCTTGTTGCGGTAGTCGCTCGACTCCTCGACGAGGTCGCCCTTGAGGTTCTTGATCTCAAAAGGGATGGACCCGACCGTCGAGGCCACCAGGCGCACGCCGCGGTACAGCCAGGGCACCTTGGCGAAATAGTCCGAGGCGGTCATCTCGATGCCGGCGCGTGGGTCGCCGCTCAGCCAGTTCCAGGCCTCGGGGTGGTCGTTGTCGTCGCCAATGTTGATCGCCGCCGACTTGCGGCCGTCCGTAAAGATTACTTTTCGTGCCATCGCCATCTCCTCTTAGGACATCAGCCAGGTGGAAGTTTCCAGATGGGCGAGGGCGACCGCATCACCGCTATCCGGGGAGCGTCCGAGGCGCTCGATAATGTCTTCTTTGCTCTCAACTTGAATTCCCTGAGCGCTCACCTTCCAGCGCGGCGCACACAGATCCGCCAGCAGTTCCGAGTCCGGCGGCAGCGCCAGGTCCTCCCCCAGCTGCGGGTCCAGCGCCTCACGCAGGCTCCAGTACATCCAGGCCCGCACGTTGCGCATCTTGAACTTGCCGCTGCGGTCCGTCTGGTCCGCCCCCGACGCCACGTTGACGCCTTGCGCATCAACCCCGTCCATCTCATGCAGGAAGTCATACACGCTGGTGCCCACCCCGATCAGGTCCACGTTCACCGTGGCATCCGCCAGCGCCTCCTTTTTGTCTTCGGCCTTTTCTTCGCCTTCGGTCTCCGCTTCAACCACCAGCGCCAGGTCCCGCAGCATGCGCACCACCAGGCCGGCCCCCGTCTGGCCATCCGGCACGGTCTTGCCTTCATGCTTCTCCAGCTCGCCAAAGTAGTTGGCAAAGCGTGGCGCCAGCACGAACTTGTCCCCACCGCCGCGGGCCACGTCGGCCCCGATGGCAGTGAGCGGGCCGCGCACAAAGTCCGGGTCAGCGGTGCGCTGCTCCCAGCGTTCCTGGGCCAGGCGCACCCACTCGGTGGGGATCACCTGCCAGACGTTGTCTTCCCGCCCGATCTTGAAGTCGCCGAACAACAATTGCGACCGCAGCGGCTCCGGCATGTTCTGCAGGATGGCTTCGTAGCCAGTGGTGGCCAGGAAGGGGTTGTCGGCCAGGCGGGCGGGGATGAACGTGCGGCTCTTGGGCTGGATGGTCTCGTCGTTCCACTCGAAGGGTTCACCGGTCTCGACTTCCTGCTCCTTGCCGTCCACCATCGCATACCAGCGCAGTTCCCCTGGGCGGGCCGGCTTTGGGTGCTGCGGGTCCAACCAGGCCCCCCAGCGCTGGATGACCCACTCGCCTTCGGCACTCTCCGGCGGGTTGCCGGTGGCCACCACCCGCACCCGCTGGCCCGGGGTCGTGCTGCGTGCCCAACCGATGATGAACTCGTACTGGCTTTGGGTGAATTCAGTGAGCTCGTCGAAGCCCTTGAGGTCGTGCGGCCGCCCGCGCCACTTGCGTTTGTCGTGGTCGAACTGCACCGCACCGAAGTCCAGCCGGCGGCCGTCGTTCAGCTTCCAGATCTTGCGCTGGCTGTTGTACTGGCCGGCCTCGCCGATGATCTCCCGTGCCCGCTCCTCAATCTCCTTGAGGTTCTCGTACTCCCGCCGGAAGATGACCGCCTTGCGGTGCGCCGTGATCGACAGGCCCAGGAGCAGGTCGGACTTGCCGCCGCCGGCAGCGCCGCCATAAAACAACTCATCGGCCGGGCTGTCGTAGGCCAGGCGCTGCGGCACCGAGGCTGGCTCCCACAGGGGCATATCCACGGTGAGCAAGGCGTCCAGCTGCGCCCGCTCCTCGTCGGTGAGGTAGGGCAGCAGGTCGATCATCTCGGCCACCGGCGAGGCGTCAGTCACTCCCACCCTCCTTGCGCTGGCGGGCCTTGTCCAGGATGGCAGCAATGCGCGCCGCCCGGTCGGCGTCCGTCAGGCCGGAGTCGGTGAGGTCCAGCTTGCCTTCCAATTCGGTGCGGTCGGTGAATAGTTTGTAGTGCCGGCCCATCAGCTGCAGGCCGTCCAGCGGGTCATGCCATTCGATATCCACGCCGATCTTCGTCTGGCGCACGCGCTTGATCAGGTGGCTGTAGCCGTCCTTGCGCAGTTTCGCCAGGTCAAACTTGGCCACCAGGCCGGCCGGGTACTGGTTGCCTTTGCGGTCCACATTGAAGACCTCGATGATGTCCATGTAGTCGGTGGGGTCGAAGCCGCGCACGATGGTGGACAGGCGCGCCAGCACCTCCTCCTCGGCCACCACACGGGTGCGCATCAGGAAATGGATGCATTCCTTGATTTTGGGATTCTTCAGGTTATCGTGGGCGGTGCTTCCGAGCACCGAGTAGGCGCCCTTGTACCCCGCTTCCTTCGCCGCCTTGATCCCGTTGTAGCCCCCGGTCACGTAGTGCAGCGCAAACATGGCCTGCAGCATGGTGATACCAAACTGGGCCACGAGCTCCTGCGGGTCGACTTCAG